ACGATGTAGGGCGCTGCCGACGCAGAGGCGCAAATGGCACAGGTGTTAAAAGACGCCGCGCTAGGGGGAGACACAAAGGCGGCGTTAGCTATCCTTCAGAACGTACACGGGTGGGCGAGCGCTAAGGAGCAAAATAGAGTGGCGTTTGGTATTACTAATGCGGACGGCACAGCGGCAAGCCTTGTCATAGGGTGGGAGTCATGAAAGTTGTCATACCCTATAAGCCAAGAGATGTATTTCGACCACTACACGCAAGAAAAGAAAGATGGGCAGTTGTGGTTGCTCACAGAAGGGCGGGCAAGTCGGTAGCGTGTATTAACGAATTGATAAAGTGTGCTTGCACAGACTCTAGTGGAGATGGTAGGTATGCCTACATCTGCCCATACTACTCACAGGCAAAACAAGTAATCTGGGATTACTGTAAGACGTTTACGAAACCCATACCCAACATAAAGGTGAACGAAAGTGAATTACGACTTGATTTTCCAAACGGGGCGCGTATTCAGTTATTTGGTGCTGACAATCCTGACAGGTTGCGCGGTCTTTACTTTGACGGGATTATTGCTGACGAGTATGGTGATTGGAAGTCAACTGTATGGCCATATGTTATCCGTCCTGCGCTGGCTGACCGCAAAGGGTGGGCGATAATTATTGGGACGCCAAAGGGTAAGAATAGCTTTTATGAGCGCTTTGAAGCGGGCAAAATGGACGAGAATTGCTTTACCCTACTGCTGACGGCATCAAATTCGGGTATTCTCGACCAAGAGGAGATTGACGCGCTGAGGAAGGAGTTGTCGGAGGACGCATGGCTACAGGAGATGGAGTGCAACTTCGACGCGGCGATACCGGGGGCGATATACGGTAAGGAGATGTACGAAGTGAAACAGTCAGGCAGGGAAAGACCTTGCTATGACCGCAAACTCAAGACATTTGCGGCTATCGATTTGGGGTGGAGTGATGACACGGCAATTTGGTGGTTTCAAGTGGCGGGTAAAGAGCTTAGGTTCATTGACTGCTACAGCAACAGTGGTATGCCTATCGCGCACTACCATGACATTTTGCAGAGTAAAGGCTATGATTACGGTGAATGGCTATATTTGCCGCACGATGCAAAGGCTAAATCACTGCAAACGGGCAGAAGTATCGAGGAGCAATTTAGGTCACTGGGGTGGTCACCTAGAATTGTGCCAAACATATCACTTATGGACGGGATACAAGCCGCTAGGTTATCATTAGCAAACTGTTGGTTCGACCCAAACTGCAAAGAAGGAATGGAAGCGCTAACACAGTACCAAAGAGAGTATAATGCGGACAAAAAGGTGTTTAATGAACGACCTAAACACGATTGGACCTCTCACTTTGCTGATGCTTTCCGGTACGCGTGTCTTGCATGGCGTGAACAACGACCAGACGCAGCGCCAAAACCCAAAGCAAAATTCTGGGAAGACCAGTCCTTAGAGGAGTTGTGGGAACACAGCTCGAAACGTAGAGGTAGACGAATATAATGAGTGACAAACTATCAGCACAGCCTTGGCACGACGAAATATCGCGCTACCAAGAAGAATATAAGAAGTGGACAGAGCGCGGCGAGAAGATTGTCAAGCGCTACCGCGACGAGCGTAAGGACGCAGAGCAAGCGGACGCACGATTTAACATTCTTTGGTCTAACGTACAGACGCTAAAACCGGCGATTTACGCAAAACCGCCCAATCCTGAGATTTCAAGACGCTTTGACGACAAAAATGACGCCGGCAGAGTTGCAAGCATAATTTTAGAGCGTGTTCTTGATTTTGAGATTAAAGAATACCCTGATTTTCACGATACACTGTCTTGCGTGGTGGACGACAGATTGCTTCCGGGCAGAGGCGTGGCATGGCTACGCTATGAACCTAAGATTGAAGCGTTTGAGCCTTCGATCACCAATTATGCGGAAATAGGCGAGGAAGAATATTCGCCTGAGCGCACGTTGGGCGAAGAAAACGGATTGGCGCAACCCGAAGTCTATGAACAGGTAGTGTCTGAAACGACACCGGTGGATTATGTCTATTGGCAAGACTTTGCGCATTTACCCGCGCGGACGTGGGACGAGGTGACATGGGTAGCTCGACGCGTCTACATGACGTTAGATGAAGGGACAGACCGTTTTGGCGATATATTTGAGAAAGTCCCGCTAACTAACACCTCAAACCGTAAAGACGGCGACAAAGAAACCACTAAAGCCGATAAAAAAGCGGAAATCTGGGAAATCTGGTCAAAAGCAGAAAAATGCGTTTATTGGATTGCAGATAGCTACGATGTCATTTTAGACCACAGAGAAGACCCGCTAGAGCTTTCAAACTTCTTCCCCTGCCCTAAACCTTACTTTTCTACCACAACGACAGGGACACTGATTCCTGTAGCAGATTTCTTGCTCTATCAAGACCAAGCAGACGAAATTGACGAGCTAACAGGTCGAATCAAGCATTTGACCAAAGCACTCAAAGTTATGGGTATCTATGCGGCGGACGAGCCGTCTATTGAACGTTTGATGAAAGAAGGAAATGATGGAGTGCTTGTCCCTGTCAAAAACTGGGCGGCGTTCATGGAAAAAGGCGGCTTGCAGAACGCTGTGCAATTTATGCCACTTGGCGACGTTGCGTCTGCACTGCAACAGCTATATCAAGCGCGTGAGTCATGTAAGCAAATCATTTACGAAACAACTGGGTTGTCTGACATCATGCGCGGCGCGTCAGTAGCAAGCGAAACCGCGACAGCGCAGCAAATTAAGAGTCAGTTTGCGTCACTTCGCCTTGGCAACATGAAAGACGGGCTGTATCGCTTTGCGCGTGAAATTCTACGCATGAAGTCGGAAATTATCTGTTCTAAATACCAACCACAGACATTAGTTGAAGTGTCAGGCATTATGAACACGCCCGATGCGCAATTTGTAGAGCAAGCGATTCAGATGCTCAAAAATGAGCCGGCTAGGGTGTTCAATATTGATATTGAAACCGATACGCTAGTTGAGCTTGATAAGCAGACTGAAAAGCAAAACCGCATGGAGTTTTTGACAGCGGTGAGCGGCTTTATTAAAGATGGTATTGGCGCGGCAAAAGAAGACCCCGCGATGCTTCCGTTAGTTGGACAGTTGCTACTTTACGGAGTGCGAGGATTTAAAGCCGGTAGAGAGCTTGAAGGTGTGCTTGAGCAATTTGTTACTCAAACAAGTCAAAAAGCGCAACAGCCGCAAGGCCCAACTAAAGATGAACAGCGCACACAAGCAGAAGCGCAGATTGCTCAAATGAAAATGCAAGCGCAACAGCAGTCAGAACAGGCTACGATGCAACTTGAGCAAGTCAAACTTCAAGCAGAAAATCAAATTGAGCAGGCTAAACTTCAACTTGAGCAGTCTAAAATTCAAGCGGAATCTCAACTTGAACAGCAAAAAATGCAGTTTGAGATGCAGTCTAAGCAACTAGAAGCGCAAACAGAGCTTCAAATTGAACAAATTAAGATTCAGGCATCTAAGGATATTGAAGATCAAAAGTATGCGCTTGAGCAATGGCGAACAGAGCAAAACAACAAAACCAGCATTGAAGTGGCTATGATAGGCCATGCAACTAGAACAATTCAGACAGAGGTTATAAACTAATGGGATATGAAGTTATTTCGGGAGTAAGCAATACTGGCGTCCCCGTCGCCGCGAGAGCAGACGGTAATGTGCTATCAATTAGCAGCAATGGCACACGCGCCACCTTTCGTTACGTTGCGCAAGATATTACGCCGGTAGCAACGGCTACTGACGTGCTTGTGCTGACTGGCTCGGCAGCAAAAGTTATTCGCGTGACAAAAGTAGTAATTGTAGGGACGGCTACCGCCGCATCCATCTATGACCATTACGTTGTTAAACGCACTGCGGCTAATACCGCCGGTACGTCAACCAACGTAACTGCCGCAAAGTCAGATTCAACCGATGACGCGCAAACAGCAACGTTAGCGCTGTACACTGCCAATCCGTCAGCTTTAGGTACAGGTATTGCAGTAGAAGCTAATAAAACGTATTTATCAGCAAGTGCAACGCCGGGCGCAGCGGCATTGCCGTCAGCGTACACGTTTGGCGTTCGTAATGACAAAGCTATCGTTCTTAGAGGTACTTCAGAGTCTTTAGCGATTAACTTTAACGGTCAAGCCGTTCCAGCAGGCGCAAGTCTATACTTG